CGACCATTGCCACTCAATATGGAATGGATGTAAGATTTTTCTATCTGTTCAATGAAAGTCTTATCACTAGAGCACGAAATTATCTAGTTGATGAATTTTTGCGAAGTCCTTATACTCATTTAATGTTTATTGATAGCGACATTGCTTTCAATCCTAATGATGTATTGACTCTTGCTGCATTGGACAAAGATATTGTTGGTGCCCCCTATCCTAAGAAATGTATTGCTTGGGAGAAAGTGCGTAATGCCGTTGATGCGGGGCATGCAGATGAAAAACCAGATGCTCTTGAAGAGTATACTGGTGATTTTGTGTTCAATCCAGTTGGTGGAACAAATGAAATTAAGATAACTGAACCAGTTGAAGTTCTGGAAATTGGCACAGGTTTTATGTTGGTAGCCAGAGAAGTCTTTGAAAAATTCAGAGATGCATATCCACAATTTTCATATAAACCAGATCACAATAGGTCTGAAAATTTTGATGGTTCAAGATACATTCATGCGTTTTTTGACACAGTAATTGATTCTTCAGCCTTTGCTGGTGAGGGGTCTGGTGGAAGTGACCGCTATTTGTCAGAAGATTATATGTTCTGTCAATTCACAAGAAAAATTGGTATCAAGACCTGGTTGTGTCCTTGGATGAAACTTGGTCATGTTGGCAGTTATGTTTTCAATGGTAGTCTTCCTGCTTTGGCAAATCTTGATTATGCCGCTCATGGAATGGACATTGAAAGTAGACCACATCTTGTAACTACAGAAGAAGAAGAGGTAGTAGAAAAAGAAGCTGGTCAAAAACTTAGTCGCGCAATGCGACGTAAGTTGGCACGAGAGAAGAGGAAAAAGGGAAATAAGAAAAGTTGACAAAACTAACATAAGATGTTATACTAATAATATAATAAACAATTCTAATATACGGAGTATACGATGAAACTAAGTGAACAATCCTTGAATCTTTTGAAAAACTTTGCGAGTATAAATCAAAATATTCAGTTCAAAACAGGAAACAAACTAACAACAATTTCTCCACAAAAGAACATTCTTGCTTCTGTCGAGATTCCAGAATCCTTTCCAAGCGATTTTGCAATCTATGATCTGAACAAGATGCTTGGTGTGATGTCTCTTTTTCAGGATCCTGAATTAGAAATTGGAGATAAAACTATGAATATTGGTGGGAAGGTAGAATATACATTTGCTGATCCAGCTATGATTGTAGTTCCACCAGAAGATAAGAAACTAGAATTTCCAAATACTGATGTGAAATTTAAACTCAGTAAGGTAGATTTTGACCAGACTATCAAGGCAGCTTCCGTTCTTGGTCTTCCTCATGTTTGTTTTGCTGGTAATGGACAAGCAATTCAAATTGTGGCTACTGATGTGAATAACTCATCTTCTGATGAATTCAAATCAGAAGTTGGTACAACGTCTAAAACCTTCAATATGGTTTACAAGATAGAAAATCTTAAACTATTTTCTGGAGATTATGATGTTGAACTTACTTCAAGAATTACTAAATTTTCACACTCTTCAACTAATTTACAATACTACATTGCTTCTGAATCTGATTCTACATTTGGGGAGTAATCATGTCTCAAATTCGTGAGGATTTTCTTTGGGTAGAAAAATGGCGACCTACTAAGGTTGCAGATTGTGTTTTGCCCAGTGATTTAGAAGAACCATTTCTTGAATATGTTGAAAGTGGAAAAGTCCCAAATGTAATTTTTGCTGGGAAACCTGGTACTGGTAAGACTACTGTTGCTAGAGCTCTTTGTGATGAAACCAATACTGACTACTTGATAGTTAATGGTTCTGACGAGGGTCGAAACATAGATACTGTTAGAACTACATTGAATCAATTTTGTAGTTCAGTTTCTATGACAGGAAACCGCAAGGCTATAATTATGGATGAGGGGGATTACATGAACCCTGATTCTGTACAACCTGCATTAAGAGGATTCATTGAAAAATTTGGAAATAATGTTTCTTTTCTTTTTACTTGTAACTATCCTAACCGTATTATTGATCCCATCCATTCCCGTTGTGCTGTCTTTGATTTTGTAATTCCAAATAATGAAAAACCAAAGATTGCTGAACAATATCTTCATTTATGTGAAAAGATACTTGAAAGTGAAAATGTAGAATTTGACCGCAAGGTATTGGTTGAACTTATCATGAAACACTTTCCAGATTTCAGGAGAGTACTGAATGAGCTTCAGCGGTATTCTGCTTCTGGTAAAATTGATATTGGTATTCTTTCAAGTTTGGAAGAAATTAATGTTGGTCAATTGGTTGATTGTTTGAGGGGTAAGAAATTTTCAGAGATGAGAAAATGGACTAATCAGAACTTAGATCAAGACTCCACTAGAATTTTTAGAAAATTGTATGATAATTTAAGTTCTCATTTGAAGCAACAGTCTATTCCCCAAGCAGTTCTTATTATTGCTGATTATCAATATAAGTCAGCATTTGTGGCAGACCAAGAAATCAATATGGTTGCTTGTTTAACAGAAATTATGGTAGAATGTGAATTTAAATAATTATGATTACAAGGCATTAGAATTCATCATGAAATTTGATTTTGAAGTAAAAGAAATTCATAAGGTTTATGCTATTGACTTTGTACAAAAGTTTCATTACTCACCAGTAATGCCTAAACTCACAAAATACTTTCTAGGATTTTTTATTGATGGAGACTTAAAAGGAGTATTGACATTGGGTTGGGGAACACAACCAAGACAAACTATTAACAAAATGTTTCCCGGCTTAACATCAAAAGATTACTATGAGATTGGAAAAATGTGTATGGATGATGACATGCCTCGGAATTCCGAAAGTCAAATGATTTCAGCCACAGTTCGATGGATAAAGAAAAATACAGATTGTCTTTTCCTCTATACAATGGCTGATGGAATAATGGGAAAATGTGGTTATGTATATCAAGCCTCTAATTTTTATTTTGGTGAAAGTTATTGGACTCCTGTATATCTCATGGAAAATGGTGAAAAGTTACATCCAAGGTCTACTAAAGAATTATGTAAAGAAAATGCAAAATTTTTAGGAAAAGAGAAAGTATTTTGGATGACTTCTGATTTTATGAAACATAAAGGTATCAAAAAGATTAATGGTTTGATGTTTAGATACATATATCCATTGAATAAAACTGCTAAGAAATTGATGAAAAGGGGTTCTACATTAGATTGGTCAAAAAATTATCCAAAAGAAAAAGATTTGGAGTGGATTGATGCTACTGATAGAACAGAAAAAAGATACATAGAAAAACCAAATTTTACATTTGAAGATGCTAAATATAATTTAAAAAATATTGGAGAGCATAGGGCGGAGTCTAATTTGAAGGAGTTTTTCAAATAAGGAAGAAATGCAGTTAGAAAAAGAAGATGCACTAAAATACTATAATGAATATATATACTTCTTTGAAACTTTTCTTGGGGGTGATATTACTAATTATTATCGCTGGAAGAAAAGGCAAAGACTCATTGATATGGGATATTCTGATGATTGGTTAAAGGGGTCTTATGATATGTTCACTGGTGAAACTATTCCAAATGGTCCTCAAAAAGATCTATTCAATGATTTTTCTATGGAACCAAAAGACATGGAATTTGAGATTGTTCACTGTGTTCCTAAGAATCCTACTCCACAAGAAATTACTACAAACGCATACACTAAGCTGCTTGAGTTGACTGCATCATTTAATGCAGATAATTCTCCTGGAAGGTCTACAAGACTTGCTATTAGAGAAAAGAATTCTGGTAAGTTTGTTGCCTTTATTAAATTGGGATCTCCAGTAATTAGTATGAGACCGAGGCATGAATATTTTAATGTTAAAAAAGTAGATCTTAAAACTTTGAATCAACATTGTCTTAACGGATTTAACATAGTTCCAGCACAACCATTTGGATTTAATTGTCTTGGTGGTAAACTTGCTGCTTTAATTTGTGTTTGTCATGAAGTTCGGGAAATGTGGGATGATAAGTATGATGCGGATATTGTATTTTTTGAAACAACTTCTCTTTACGGGTCTATCAAAGGAAACAGCCAATATGATGGGCTGAAACCTTTGATTCGATATAGAGGTGATACTGAAAGCAAATTGATGATGAACCTTTCAGATGAAAAATACAAGACAATGAGAGATGAAATTCAAGACAAGTATAATGATGGTGAACAGCTGGTTCCAGATACACAGGAAATTCCTACTAGTAGAAAGATGAGAACTCAGGCTAAGATGCTTTCATATCTCAAAGAAAGTTTGAAAGTTTATGATATGGATAAGTACTCTCATTTGTCAAAAGTGATAAAAGATAAGATGGCAATTACTACTCAAAAGCGCTATTATACTTCAGACTTTGGGTATACTAATTCAGTTGATTATATGTTGGGAAAGACTAAGACTTTGATAAAGGGCGTAAATTATGATAAATTTACATTTGATAAAGTGGTAGAATTTTGGAGGAAAAAAGCACAAAAGAGATATGAAAATCTCAAAGCAGATGGTAGGCTGCGTGATGAACTAGAATTTTGGACTCCAAAATCTATAGACACGATTGATATTATAAGATGAACACAATAGAAGGATTATTTGGAGAAAATTTTAAACCTCAGAAAACATTGAGAATTTTAGTTTATCCAAACATTACTTATGCTAAAGATTTAGAAAAAGATAGTTATATTCAAGTAATCTATTCTATGATTACTGAAATGAATAAAATCAGGGATGATCTATTTTTCTATTTGGTAATGCCGAAACATATGATGATGTTTTCTTCTGCGTTTCCAAATACTCATCAATTTATTGTACCCTGTCCAAGCTATCCTCAAAATATGAGGATGCATTTTAATGTAAAAGATTTTGATATAATAAGACATAGGAAATGGGATTTTGATTTAATATTTTCACATTTACCTGAACATACTCTTAACATTAAAAATGTTTTATATAATACTAGTTCACATAATCCTCCGGTTGTTGGGTATTGTCATTGGTTTGATATTAAGGATGTGGTTGTATCTTCCATGCACGCTTTTAATTACAACTTGATTGGAATATTGGAAATGAAGCGGTGCTATTTGAATACTCAAGCACAGAAAGAATTGGTGTTACAAGAAGCAGGTAAGATTTTGAGTATATACAATTGTAAAAAATTAGATGAGATTTTGACAGTACAACATCCTGGAATTAGAAGAAGTGATGTGGTTGATACCACTGCGATGGAGAAAAAGACTGAAAAGAAAATTGTTTTTAATCATCGGCCAGCCACATACAAGGATTTTGATAACTTTATAAAAACCACAGACGAATTGTGGAAACAGAGACAAGATTTTAAGGTGTGGATTCCACTTTTAGATTCTTCAACTAGACCTTACATATATGTTGACAAATTTGATAAAATGGAG